CATCGCCGCGCCGGCAATCTGCCGCCGCCAGCGACAGTCAGCCAGGCGCTGGAGCAGACAGACCAGCTCCGCCGACCGATCGCGATCCAGGTCCGACCCGTCGGCAAATACACGGAGATCGTCAACGTGAGGTTCGAGTGAGATGCGCAGCCTGCCGACTCCGCACCGCCCGCGGCTTCGGATAGTTCAACCCGCGCGTCCTACCCTCGAAGATCCTCCACGCGTGCTCGATGCGCTGCATGGACATCCTCTGCCGGAGGTGGGGCGTGGTTGACCCGGACGAACACGAGACCGCCGCCATCGCCGCCGCCAGCCCGGTCGCCGGCGAATACCTCGACAGCATCGGCAAGACCGATCTCGCGACGCTCACCGAAGCGGAGTGGCTCACGCTGCTCGAAGTGATCGTTACCGCCTACCAGGACGAACTCGCGCGCCGCCTCGACCGTGCGCGCAACCCGATGGACGCAGGAGGCATCCCATGACGCTGCCGTCCTTCATGGCCGATTACGGCGAGCGTCTGGTCGACAACGGCTATCCCGTCATCCCGATCATGCCCGGCACCAAGGTGCCCGGCCAGTTCCGCAACGGCGAATGGTCGCCCTACCCAGGCTGGACCCGACACTGCGACCGCCCGACAAAGCCCTTCGAGGTCGACATCTGGCGGCGCTGGCCGGGCTGCGGCATAGGCATCGCCTGCGGATCCGTCATCGGCATCGACATCGACGTCACGGACGCCGAGCTCGCCATCAAGCTCACCGAGCTCGCGAAGCAGATGCTCGGCGAGACGCCCTGCTGGCGCATTGGCCGCCCGCCGAAGCGGATGCTGGTCTACCGCGCCTCCTCGCCCTTCCCCGGCCGACGCCGCCACCCGATCGAGGTGCTCGGACGCGGGCAACAATTCGTTGCATACGCGATCCACCCAGACACCGAGCGCCCCTACGAATGGCCCGAGGACAGCCTGGTCGAGACGCCCGTCTCGCGCCTGCCCGAGGTGGACGAGAAAAGCTGCCACGCCTTCCTCGACGCCGCAGCGCGGCTGATCCCAGAGGAGATGCGCACCGCCTCGATCCTGGCGAAGGAGCCGAACGGCGGCTGGCACGGGCCGAGCGACCCGAAGGGCACGCGCGAGGCCATCGCCGCCGCCCTGGCCTGGATCCCCAACGACGACTTGCCCGGCGACGAATGGATCACCATCGGCGCGGCCATCAAGGCAGCGCTGGGCGAAGAGGGGCGGGACCTGTGGATCGCCTGGTCACGGCAGTCCCGGAAGTCCGGCCAGTCCGGACGCCCCGACACGCCCGAGCGGCGCTGGGCGAAGATCCGACCGCACAGCGTCGGCGCCGGGACCATCTATTGGCTCGCGCAGCAGCGCGGCTGGAGGCCCGAGCGCGAGCTGATCCTGAACGGCACAGCAGCGGAACTCGCAACGCAGCCCCATCCGGCCGCCGCGCTGCTGGCGAAGGCAACCGTCCCGACCATCCTGCCGCCCCCGCCACCGCCGAAGCCCTACCGCGTCCCGCCCGAGCTGCTGCAGGTGGACGGCGCGCTGCGCGCGTTCATGGACTACGCCATCAGCAGCGCCGTCAGCCCGCAGCCCTTCTTCGCGCTCGGCGCCGCCATCTGCCTGGTCGGCGTCCTCGCGGGACGCCGCTACCGCACGCCCACCGACCTGCGCAGCAACATCTACGCCGTCGGCATCGGCGACAGCAGCGGCGGAAAGGATCATTCCCGGAAATGCATCAAGCGAGCGCTCTTCTCCGCTGGGCTTGAACGCTACCTCGGCGGCGAGGACATCGGCTCGTCGGCCGGGCTGATCACGTCGCTGCAACTCCACCCCGCCCGGCTGTTCCTGCTCGACGAGCTCGGCCAGACCATCAAGGCGATCATGGGACCGCGCGCACCAGCTCATAAAGCGGCGATTTGGTCCGAGCTGACCAAGCTCTACACCTCCGCCGCCGAGCACTACATCACCGCCGAGTACGCCGATCAGAAGTCGCGGCCACGCGTCACGATCGAGCAGCCATGCGCCTGCATCTGGGCTGTCACGGTGCCGGACCCGTTCTGGTCGGCGCTGGAAAGCGGCGCGCTGGCAGATGGCTCGATCGCGCGATACCTGGTCTTCCTGACCGACGAGGACTACCCAGACCAGAACGAGAATCCTGAACCGATGGACCCGTCAGCGGAGCTTGTAGAAGCGCTGCAAGCGATCGCGAGCGGTGCAGCCGACCACGACTACGGCGGCAACCTCGCCGACGCCATGCAGTCCACGGCGAAGATCCAGCCCTACACCGTGCCGCTGACAGACGAGGCCAAGCTGGCCATGAAGCGCGTGCGGCAGGAGGCTCTCGACCTCCTGCGCGCGCATGCCGGCACATACGCCACCGCGCTGTTCGGCCGCTACGCCGAGAACACTGCGAAGCTCGCCATGATCGCCGCCATCAGCCGCAATCCGGCGAAGCCGGTCACTGAGAAGCGGGACATTGTTTGGGCTGCGGCGCTGGTCGAGCACTGCATCAACACGACACTGCGCGAGGCCGATCGCCGCGTGGCCGACAACCTCGTCGAGTTGAAGCACAAGCGCGTGTTGGAGATCATCCGCAAGAATCCTGGGATCGACGGCAAGACGCTCGCGCGCAAGACGCAATTCCTGTCAAAACGTGAGCGCGACGAGATCGTTGACACGCTCGTTGAAAGCGAACAGGTTGTGCGAATGGTCCATCCGAAGCACGGGCGCGGCAGGCCTCTCAGTCAGTTTTGGCCCGTTTCCCAGGCTTCGGATGCCGGCGCGAATTCCTTCATTGAACAAAATCAATTTGTTCAATGAGGGTGGCGGGCGGAAACCCGCAGAAAACCGCCAAAAACGAATTTGTTCAATTTGTTCAATTTGTTCAACCGCCCCCCCCCCCGAGGGGGCAGGGATAAACGCGTCTGGAGAGACCCTAGTTGAAGAAATTGAACAAATTGAACAAAATATATTCTCTTTATATATCAAACACTTAGCCGGACATTAAGTTCAATTTGTTCAACGCCCCCCCCATTTTGTTCAATGCCCCCCCCCACCCCCACCCCCACGCCGCCGTGGCCGCGCCCCTGCCACGCCGGGTATGCTCGCTGCCGCCGACGCCAACCCCAGGAGCCGCCGTTGCGAAAGCAAAACAAGGTTGCGTGCTGCATGAAGGCGAAACGTAAGCGGAAATCGGCCCAGAGCCAGAACGCCAGCCGCCCCAGCCGATGGCGCCTGCAACACGGCGACTTCAGCGAGCCGCTGCGGATCCCAGACCCGGAGACCGGGACGCCCGTCACCCTTCGCCGCGCCCGCACGCTGCTCGACCGCATGGCCGACGCCGGGACCATCACCCCGGCCATGCGCCAGGCCGGCGAAGACTTCCACCGCTCCTTCCGCCTCGCCGCGCTCGATCCGCTCCGCGCGCAACCGCTGCTGCGCCTGCCCCCCAGCACTGGCGACAACCTGGCCGAGCGCGTCGAAGCCGCCCGTCACCGCGTCGCCCGGACCATGGCCGCGCTCGGAGGCCAGGACAGCCCAGCCGGATCGTGCGTCTGGCACGTGATCGGCTGCGAGACGTCCATCCGCGAGTGGGCCGCGCGGTGCGGCTGGAACGGCCGCCCGATGACACATGCCCGCGCGCAGGGCGTCCTAGTCGCCGCGCTCGGCGTGCTCGCGAGGCACTACGGGCTTGACGGCTCTCCGCCCGCCCGCCGTGTCGAAAAATCTTGATACTGGACTCCAAAATCGCTAACGCGCGACTAGCGTGCCGAACTGCGCGCTGGCGGCGGCATGGGCAGCCAGCAGCACCGAGAACGCCTGTGGGCGTCGCCACACTGCCTCGTCCCGGACCGGCAGCCAGATCAGCCGAGCCTGTTCTGACCGGCAGCAACGCCGACAAACATGCCCTTCTTTGCCCCTAGGAAGCCCGCTGGCTGGCCTCTGGCGTCTAGCCGCTACCACCCTAGCGGCGAGGACAAAACCGCGCTCTATGGCGATCCTAGGGCCGAGCGCGGGTCCTGCCTGGGCTACAACCTATGCGGGGGGCAAAGGCACGACATGCGGCTAGGCAAAAACCATGCCAAGAGTAGCATCTCCAGACATACCTAGGGCTTGCACGTCGGGGCAGCTCGCTAAGCTACTGGGCGTGTCCGAGCGCGTCATAACTGGACGCAGATCGGATGGACGGTTGCCGGTCACGCCGGAGGGTCTGATTGATCTGCGCGCGGTCGTGCAGGCTGGTGTGAAGGCGCTGGCGGCTGCGCAGGCTGCTGGCGGGCGTGCGGTTGTGGCGGACGCGCTCAGCCTTGATGCGGTGAAGGCGCGCGAGATCAAGCTTCGAGGTGATCGGCTGCAGTTGCTGGTTGATCAGCTCAGTGCGGATTTGATCGCAGCGGAGGTGATCGAGGAGCAGGTTGGTGCAGCGTTCGATGCGGTTCGCCAGAAGGTGCTTGCTATCCCGGCGGCGTGTGCGCCGCGACTTGCGCTGACGACTGATCCGGTGCAAACGCGGGAGCTGCTGACGAAAGCAGTGCATGACGCGTTGAACGATCTTGCAGAGCATGAAGTGATTGATGCGATCAAGGATAGGGCGCGCCGACTCGTCCGCCGCAATGAGGATGTGGACGAGGCTGGCGAGGAGGCTGGCGCCGCCGCCTAGGTTGTCTCTGTCGGAGTGGGCTGACGAATATCGTCGGTTGTCGCCGGAGAGTAGCGCTGAACCCGGGCGGTGGAATACGTCGCGCGCGGAATATTTGCGCGGCATTATGGATGCGATGACTGATCCGCGGATTGAGCGCGTTGTGTTGATGACGTGCGCGCGGGTTGGGAAGACGCAAACGCTAAACAACTTGATCGGGTATCACATTCATCTTGATCCGGCGCCGATCTTGGTGGTTTGGCCGACGGTCGAGCGCGCAGAGGAGTGGGCGGACGACGAGTTCGATCCGATGATCCGCGACACACCTGTGTTGCGGGCTATTATGGGCGATCGGAAGTCACGGTCGGCGAAGCATCGGCGGTTGCATCGGCAGTTTCCTGGTGGTCGGCTTCACGCGGTTGGCGCGAATGCGCCGAGCGGACTGGCGCAGAAGACGATCCGCGTTGTCGTGATGGACGAGGTGGATCGGTATCCCGCGAGTGCGGGCGAGGAGGGCGATCCGGTTACGTTGGCCGAGAAGCGCACGGCGACGGTGTGGAACCGGAAGATCGTGCTGAGCAGCACGCCGACGTTTGCTGGATCGTCACGGATCGAGGCGGCGTATCTGGCGAGTGATCGGCGTCGGTATTGGGTCCCGTGTCCGCACTGTGGCCATGAGCAGGTGTTGCGGTGGCCGCAGGTGAAGTGGGATGATGGTAAGCCAGAGACTGCGCGTTATCACTGCGAGTCGTGCGACGCCGGATGGACGGATGCGGAACGTTACGCGGCAGTGTCGCGCGGGAAGTGGAAGGCGGAGGGTGAGCTTGGGCGTGCGGCCGGGTTCCACCTGAATGAGATTTACAGTCCGTTTCGTCGTCTTGAAGAGACGGTGCGGGACTTCCTTGAAGCGAAGCGTCACCCGGAACGATTGAAGGTCTGGGTTATGACGGCGCTCGGCGAGACATGGCAGGATCGTGGCGAAGCGCCTGATTGGGAACGGCTCGTCGAACGGCGCGAGGATTTTCAGATTGGCGTCGTGCCGGATGGTGCGTTGTGTCTCACCGCTGGCGTTGACGTGCAGGATGATCGGCTTGAGTGCGACGTCTGGGGATGGGCAGACGGCTACACGTCGTGGCTGGTCGATCACGTTGTGATTCGCGGCAGCCCGCGCGAGCGTGAGACGTGGGACGAGCTGGCTGCGGTTCTTGACAAGGATTGGCCGCGCGAGGACGGCGGCGCAATGCGCATCGCGAAGGCATGCGTTGATACAGGCGGGCGTGACACGACGGCTGTGTATGGGCAGCTTCGGCGGCTGCATGATCCTAGGATCGCGGCGACGAAAGGCGTTGAAGGGTGGAATCGTGCCCAACCGGTGCAAGGTCCGACGCCGGTAGACGCTCTTGTGGACGGCCGCAAGATGCGGCGCGGCCTGAAACTGTGGACGGTCGCGGTGTCGACATGGAAGGCCGACCTGTATCGGCGTCTGTGGATCGGGCGCGGTGACGCTGCGGAGTATCCGCCTGGCTGGGTTCATTTGCCGCGCGGCATCGAGGTGGAGTGGGTGAAGCAGCTTGTCGCCGAGCAACTGCATTCTGTGCGCGATCGGCGCGGTTTCGTGCGGCAGGAATGGCAGAAACTGCGCGAGCGCAATGAGGCGCTGGATTGCGCTGTGTTGGCGCGCGCGGCGTTGTGGCTGCTCGGCGCGGATCGCTACGGGGAGCGGTTCTGGCAGCAGATGCGCGAACAGATCGATGTGTTGCCGCCCAAGCGTAGCGAGACGCTGACGGTGAACAACGCAGACGCGTTGCCCGTGCCGCCCCATGCTACGCTCCGACCGAGCACGTGGCTTAAACCGCGTGGCGGCTGGTTGCGCTAAGGAAACATGCCATGGACGGGACAATTCTCGCGTGGGCGCTTGCGCGACCTCCGCAGGATCGATGGCGCGCGCTGGCTGACGCGCTGGTGGCCGGGACAACGCGCGTGTCGTTCGATGGTCGCACCGTCGAATATCGAAGCGTTGCCGACCTGGCCCGCCTGCTGGAAGCGGGCTATGCGGCCGAGAACGCCACGACATCGCGTGTGTCGATGACGCTTGCGACGTTCTCTCGCGGTGGTGCGGCGTGATGGGCATTGTCGATCGATTCCGGCGCGCGCTGAAGGTGTTTCGCGGCTATGACGCGGCGCTGGATCAGCGGTCGTCCGCTTGGGCACCGTCAGGCAGTAGCGCCACGACAGAAGTCGGCATCGCTGCGGCGACGATTGCGCGGCGCGCGCGCGACGCGGTGCGCAACGATCCATACGCCAGCCGGATTGTGGACCTGTGGACCGGCAATGCGGTCGGCGATGGGATCAAGACGAGTTGGCCAAATGAGTTGCACTCGCGCGTTTGGTCGCGCTGGTCGGCGAGCGCAGAGTGCGACGCGGAGGGGCATCTGAACTTCGCCGGCATCCAAGCGCTGGTGATGCGTGCGGTCGTGGAGAGCGGCGAGTGCTTTGTGCGTTTCCGCGTCGTGCAGCCGTCGCCTGCTAATCCGATCGGCCTGCAGTTGCAGGTCATGGAGAGCGATTATCTTGACACCTCGCGCAATGGCATGGTGGACGGCGCGCCGACGGTGCAGGGAATCGTGCTTGGCGAGGCCGGTCGTCCAACGGGCTACTGGATGTATCGCGCGCATCCAGGCGGATGGATGCTGCCCGGCGTTGGGATGTCAAGCGAGTTCATTCCGGCATCGGAGGTATTGCACGTCTATCGGAAGCGTCGGCCCGGACAACTGCGAGACGTGTCTTGGCTGGCGCCGGTGTTGTTGAGGCTGCGCGATCT